ATCTTGGATTTTCAGTACAATTACATAATAAATCCGTACGAATCAATGCGATTGATACGCCCGAATCTAGGATTAATATTAAAAAATATCCAGAGCGAGCTAAAGAAAAAGAACTAGGATTACTTGCTAAACAGAAGTTGAAAGAATGGTTGGTAGGTGATATAACCTTAAAGTCTTACGGCACCGACAAATACGGTAGGGTGCTAGGAGATATATTTTGCGAGAAAGGAAATGTGGCAGAATTACTTAAAAAAGAAAATTTGGCCGTCGATTACTTCGGTGGTACAAAAGTCAAAAAATGGGGAGAATAATATGAAAATATCACAAGAGGGCATCGCCCTTATAAAAAAATTTGAGGGTTGTCCTAAAAATGCAAAAGGTGATGCTGTATCTTACAGATGCGCTGCTAATAAAAAAACTATAGGTTTTGGTTCTTTAAAATTAATAGACGGTAGTCCAGTCGAAGATGATATGACCATAACCATGCAAGAGGCAGAAGAATTGTTAGCACATGAATTAGAAGAATATGAAGATTATGTAAATGAAATGGTTCAATGTAATTTATTACAAAACCAATTTGATGCTTTAGTTTCTTGGACTTTTAATTTAGGGCCAACTAATTTAAAAAACTCAACTTTATTAAAAGTTTTAAACAGCACACATATAGATTGGGCAGATATTCCTCACCAAATACAAAGATGGAATAAAGTAAATGGTGAGGTAAGTGAGGGATTAATAAGAAGAAGAGAGGCCGAGGCTTTACTATTCGAGGGTAAAGAGTGGCACGAAGTATAACCTTATGTGATACTTATGCTAGGCGTTTTACGCTTAGAGCTGGGTTACATAATATATCGTCGCTACCTTGTTTCTCAGCTCGCTTATGAGCGACGTTTCATTCAAAGATTTTGATATATTATCTGAACAAGATAAGGCTGAGGCCGTAGCTTTACTGCAAAGATACGATCAATTAGAAAAACAAGATGGTTGCCAAAAAGACTTTATGGGTTTCATAAAACACATGTGGCCAGAGTTTATTGAGGGCAGACATCACAAAATAATATCTGACAAATTTAACAAAATAGCAGACGGTAAATTAAAAAGATTGATCGTGTGTTTGCCACCGAGACACTCTAAGTCTGAGTTTGCATCGACCTTTTTTCCTGCTTGGATGATGGGCAGAAGAGGCAATCTTAAAATTATACAAACAACACACACAGCTGAGTTAGCGGTAAGGTTTGGTCGTAAAGTAAGAAATATTATTGATAGCGAAGAATATCAGCATGTGTTTCCAGATCTTAAATTACAAGCAGATAATAAATCAGCTGGACGTTGGACAAGCAACCAAGACGGCGAGTTCTTTGCAGCTGGTGTAGGCGGTGCTATTACTGGTCGTGGTGCAGATTTACTAATTATTGATGATCCACATTCAGAACAAGATGCTTTGTCACCAAAAGCCTTAGAATCTGCTTACGAGTGGTACACATCTGGACCTAGACAGCGTTTACAGCCTGGTGGAATTATAGTGATAGTAATGACTAGATGGAGCACAAAAGACTTGGTTGGTAAAGTTTTAAACAAACAAGGCGATGAAAATGCAGATCAATGGGAAGTCGTTGAGTTTCCTGCGATAATGCCAGATAGTGAAAAACCTTTATGGCCAGAGTTTTGGAAAAAAGATGAATTGTTAGGTGTAAAAGCATCTTTGCCTATATCAAAATGGAATAGTCAATGGATGCAAAATCCTACAGCAGAAGAGGGGTCTATTGTAAAACGAGAGTGGTGGAATCGTTGGGAGGACGAAGATGTACCAGCTTATAGTTATGTGATACAAAGCTACGATACTGCTTTTTCAAAAAAAGAAACTGCTGACTATTCTGCAATAACCACCTGGGCAATTTTTAACCGAGGCGATGAAAACAATGACGAAATAATATTATTAGATGCAAAAAGAGTTAGATGCGACTTTCCAGAGCTTAAAAAACTAGCGCTAGAGGAATATAGATACTGGGAACCAGATTGTGTGTTAATAGAGGCTAAAGCATCTGGTACGCCCTTGACACATGAGCTGAGACGAATGGGTATACCCGTAACATCGTATACACCCAGTAGAGGACAAGACAAAGTAGCGCGTATGAATAGCGTAGCACCTATATTTGAATCTGGCATGGTGTGGGCACCCGAGGATGATTTTGCAGAAGAAGTGATTGAAGAAATGGCATCGTTTCCGTTCGGTGATTATGACGACTACTGCGATAGTGCTACAATGGCTTTGATGAGGTTTAGACAAGGTGGTTTTATATCTCTTTACGAAGATTATCAAGATGAGGTTAAATTATTAAAAAAGAACAGGACAGTATATTATTGAAAACTTTTGCAACTAGATTTGTATGGGATGGCACTGAATATATAGGCCCACTGATTCACGCACCAAATTTAGAACACGCAAAACTAATCGCAGAACACCACGGCCTTTTGCTTGATGGTGAATTAGAGGCTATCATAGGTACTGACATAGATCTTACGGAAGATCCACGCAATAGGGTAATACATTAATTATGGCAATAGAAAAATTAGGAACAGAAAACGACCCAGATGTTAAAGTACAAGGATCTGCTGTCAACATAGTTCCAGATACTACAAGAGACGAACAAATACAAGCAGCAGCACAGGTATTAGTAGATGACGAACAGGTTTTTTTAGACGATGAAATAGTCGCGCCAGCGCAACCGCAAATGAGTTTCGATGCAAACTTGGTTGATTTTATAAACCAAAACACATTAGAAAAAATATCAAACGATTTATTAGACTCAATACAAAGCGATAAAGAATCTAGATCGGAGTGGGAAAAAACTTACACCGACGGACTAAAATATTTAGGTATGAAGTTTGATGATACGAGATCACAACCTTTTGAAGGTAGCTCTGGTGTTGTTCATCCAATCTTAGCTGAGGCTGTAACTCAGTTCCAAGCTCAAGCATATAAAGAAATGTTACCAGCAAAAGGACCTGTTAAAACAGAAATCGTTGGTGCTAGAACCATACAAACCGAAGATCAAGCAGAGCGGGTTCAAGAGTTTATGAATTATTACATAATGAACGAAATGGATGAGTATGACCCAGAGTTAGATCAAATGTTGTTTTATCTGCCATTAGCTGGCTCATGTTTTAAGAAAGTTTATTTTGATTTTGTTTTAAATAGAGCTGTCGCTAAATTTATAGCACCAGAGGATTTAATCGTTCCATACGAGGCTACTGATATTAGTTCAGCTGAGAGAATTACACACTCAATTAGCATGTCAGCTAATGAGATAAAAAAACAACAAGTAACAGGATTTTATGCCAACGTTGACATAGGCAGTGGTAGTTATACCGACGATATGGATGACATTAGTGAGGCTATTGACGACATACAAGGCATATCACCAAGTTACAAAGAAAATAGAAATAGAACCGTATATGAAGTACATACAGTTCTTGATATAGAAGGTTTTGAGGATTTAGACCAACAAGGTATGCCTACAGGACTTAAACTACCTTATATCGTTACAATAGAAGAGGACTCACAAAAAATATTATCCATTAGAAGAAACTACAGAGAAAACGATTTACTAAAAAATAAAATCAATTATTTTGTGCAATACAAATTTTTACCTGGCCTAGGTTTTTATGGACTTGGCTTATCACACATGATCGGCGGCCTATCAAAAGCCTCTACGTCAATATTGAGGCAGTTAATTGATGCAGGTACATTGGCTAACTTACCAGCTGGTTTTAAAGCTAGAGGCATGCGTATAAGAGACGAAGATGATCCTTTACAACCAGGTGAGTTTAGAGATATTGATACAACAGGCGGATCTTTGCGAGAAAACCTAATCCCTCTCCCAATTAAAGAACCTAGTAACGTTTTAATGCAATTATTAGGCATATTAGTAGATTCTGGTAAAAGATTCGCCGCCATAGCAGACATGAATGTTGGTGACATGAATCAAGCTATGCCTGTTGGGACAACTGTTGCTTTATTAGAGCGTGGCACCAAAGTTATGAGTGCGATACACAAAAGGTTACATTATGCTCAAAGAATAGAGTTTGGATTGCTTGCTAAAGTTTTTAGCGAGTATTTACCACCTGTTTATAATTACCAGGTTGGTTCTGGGCCACAAGAGGTCAAACAAATAGATTTTGACGATCGAGTTGACATAATACCTGTATCTGATCCAAATATATTTTCGCAAAGCCAAAGAGTTACCTTGGCTCAAGAATTGTTACAGATGGTTCAATCTAATCCAGAAATACATGGCCCTATGGGAATATACGAGGCATACAAGCGCATGTACGCTGCTTTGGGTGTAGATAATGTAGATTCATTATTACAACCACCTCCAGACATGACGCCAAAACCAGTTGATGCTGGACAAGAAAACTCTGGTTTATTATTAGGTCAACCAGCGCAGGCTTTTCCAGAACAAAATCATCAAGCACACTTAGAAGCACACAAAAGTTTATTTTTGACGCAAATAGTTAAAGAAAGTCCACAGGTACAAGCCTTAATTATTAGTCACTGCATGCAACATTTACAATTTTTAGCAGCACAAATAGCTCAAGAGCAGATGCCACCAGAAATGCAACAACAAATTCAACAAATACAAGCACAGATGCAACAAGTATCACCAGAAGAGGCAGCCGCAATACAACAACAGATTCAAGTTATTATGGAACAATTTAGCTCACAAATTATGGCACAGTTAGCTACCT